GTTAAATTTACTTTGTTGGCTGACGTTTCATACCATACTGCATCTTTTTCTAAATCTTGGTATGTAGATAGTAAAATAGATATATCAATCGTGCCTATTTCTGTTATCATAATGATTATTTAATTCCAATTGTCATATATCTACTGAATCTCCACGTAGGGTATTCAAAATCTTTTTGTCCAGCAAAATCAATTTTAGTTAACGGATATTTTTCTATAAAATCATCTAGTGAATTACTATGTATATAGTGATCATCGTGCTTCATATTGTTACCCTGCAATACAATTCTAGTACCATTAGGAATGAAATTAAACCAATCCATTGTTTCAAAATGTTCAGTTGCAGTATTAATAATTAAATCTCTGGAACCTGTTACAGGGTAATTACAGTCTGTAGTATATGCTTTAAATTTCCAATTTTGAACTACCCAATTATTATTAACCATATCAGCGACTGGCTCGCATTCTGGATCACTATCAAAACTTTTAATATAATTTACTTGAAACTTGCCTCTGCTCAACAATAAAAAAGCGGTCACAGCGTACCATCCACCATAAATGTGAGTAGTGTCGCTAGACCAATGTAAATTCTCCAATTCTTCACATAACCAAATTTTACTAGTAATTTGTCCATGTGAAAATGAATCTTTATTTATTTGCATATATTAAATAGCAATTTTTCCTATAGCATTAACTATAGAAGCAATCTTTGCTACATTTCGTAATTGATCAACAGTCATTCCTTCTGCTATCAATGCATCATAATAAAATTTAATACTATGATTGCATTTTCCTACAATACTTGCAGCTAATGAATACATATAGAATTTCTTTTTTGAAACTCCAAATGTATTAGTAATCTCAGTGAATGAATCTTGATATGTATCAACTATTTCTGAAAAAATAAACCAAGTATTATTCCTACCCATCAATGCTGCTGCTGCTTTTGTGGCTTCTCGTTCTGCATCAGTCATAAATAATGGACTATTCATTTCTATTTCAAATGCTAATCCACCGTTGCTAGCAGCAATTGCTGCTGCATATGCACATCCATGTGCATCTACTTTTTCTAATCCATGATTTTCCATAATATCAATTAGATTAGTTTTAATAGTTTCTGCATGTTCTGGGATACTATCTCTTACCGATTCTATCCAATTGCCGTTAACTGTTATTGGGTTAGGTGTCATGTTGTCATTTCCTCATAATCTTCTTTACCACATCCGCAATCTGGGCAAACATGGTCATTGGGAAGTTGTTCCCATTTACCTTCTACTGTTTCATCGTGAACGTGTCCACATACTAAACAAACGTATTCCATTATAGTATCTCCAAAAGTTGTTGATATGCTGCTGCGTGACGTTTTTCTATTTTAGATAATGCTGAAAAACGTTTTTGTGCTTTGTCAAGAATTGCCTGAAATTGTTCTGCATGTTCTTTGCTTTCTTCAATTTGTTCTTGTGCTGTTTGAAATGAAAAATCATCACCCTCATTCAATGCAGCAGTTGCCATTCTGGGATACATATAAGTGAATTCTTCTGTTTCACCTGCTATAGCCAGTTCTAAACATTCTTTAGTTGTGGGTTTACCAATAACTAATTCTAAATGACTCCATGAATGTAAAATTTCTTGATCTGCGGTGTGTTCAAAATGTTTTGCTATATCTTCATGCCCTTCTTCTCGGGCAATTTTAGCAAAATAACGATATTTGGTATGAGCCTGTGACTCGCCTGCAAATGCTTCTCGCAGGTTATCCATTGTTTGTGACATAAATCCTCCTAGTGTGTCTAACACTATTTATCTAGTCACAGGGGTCAATCTTCTTTTATTATCAACCCATTACTGCGTTTGACTCTAGGATGATCTACATCTTGGTCAAACTTTCGTTCTTTAAGTGTTTTTTCACCAAATACTTTTTCACTATGGCACAACAAACATTTTGGATTGCCGCAATCTAATGCATGATGCTTTACTAGCCTATGCGGTTCTTTAAGAAACTTGTTATGACCTGTATGTCCCATTCTTTTAGCAATATCTAATTGTTTATTGATAGCATTATCATCTTTAAGTAAGCGTTTGCTATGCTTAATTTTATCTTGTTCGGTACTCATATTAATGCTTTTTTCTATAATCTTCTATTGCGGCTTTGATGGCGTCTTCGGCAAGAATTGAGCAGTGTATTTTGACCGGGGGGAGGGCGAGGTGCTCGGCGATGGTACTATTTTTGAGGGTTCCAGCTTCGTCCAATGTTTTACCCTTGACCCACTCTGTGACAAGGCTTGAACTAGCAATTGCCGACCCACACCCATATGTCTTAAATTTGGCATCTGTTATAACTCCGTTTTCTACTTTAATTTGTAATTTCATTACGTCACCACATGCGGGTGCGCCTACCATACCTGTACCCACATCTAAATCATCTTTGCTAAAACTCCCAACATTGCGCGGGTTTTCATAATGGTCAATAACTTGCTGTGAATATGACATTATTTAGCCTCTTTACTTAACATTGCTAAAACTTTTGCTTGAATGTTTTTAGCAAATTGTGGTTGCGGGAAGTTCCATCCAACGAATGCACCTAAAAATAAATATAACAAAGTTTCTAACATAATATATCTCCTGTATTGTATTTAGTCAGTATAATTATCTTCTAGTACAATCCAACCCAATTTAAGTAAATCTTCACGGATTTCGTCAGTAACTATACTTTCACTAACATATGCTTTAGTTTCAAAAATCTCTCGTTTTTGGTGATCATCCATATTCTGAAATACTTCGTCATCTATTGCGTCATCATCCTGTATACCAGTACAGTACCAATCCATGTAGTCGCCTTGTTCACACATATCAGCAACAATTGCCCCGGCATGTCTCCAACTAGCACCCCATTTTTTATCAGTTAGTATAGGCCATACATCATTTCTTTGAAACTCATTATTACAAATTGCTGCGTATAGATGTTGAGCATATGCTTTATCACTTTTAGCTTTCTCTATAATCCATGCTGTTGTACGCAAGTCATACTCTAGGTTATCTTTACGCCATTCTAAATCTTCTGATAATTTTCTATCTTTCTCCTCAGCTTCATTGTAATATTCTACCATAAATAATGCATTTTCATCATGTGAATCTTTTTCTAATTTTTCAACATAACGTTTCATGGCAAATTCATGTTTAGTTGGACTTCTGTTCATTCTTCACTTTCTGCTTACTATAAAAAATGTGATTGCCAATTTTTGCTACTTGCTTATAAGGCCACAATGGATCAATAGTTACTGCATGAAAGAACAATGCTGATTTAGGAACAACATCTTTGTGCATACCTGTCATTACTTGATACGCAATCAGTTCTGCTTGCTTATATCTTGCGCTAGATTTATTTGGCTCGCCTTTGTTTTCGCAAACCCAACTAAACTGACATACAATGTTGTCATTAATTATAGTCTTTTGATAAATTACTTTACACGGAGTTTCAGCAAATCCATGATTAACACGGTTCATTACAACTCTGGCGACGGCGGCTTGACCGGGCATTGCCTCAGCGCCCGCTTCATAATAGATATTTCTCGCCATACATAAAACTTGTTTCATATCAATCTTTGGTAGATTTATAGCAAGTGTGGGCATTTTCATCATAACTTGTGTTGGTGACGGAATAACCATAAATGTTAACAGCATGGTCATTATTGTTATCTTATTTTTGATTGTTAATAACATAATTTTCTTTCTCTGTAGTATACTACAGTTTTATTGAATAACCAAATGTTTTGGTTATTGTACCCAGCAATCACAGTTACAATTGATGACTTGTTCTATAGCTTGTGCTACTGTAGGAACAGCGGGTAATAATACATCTGATGTATCTATCGTATTTAATGCAGGTGGTATTAAATTTGTGTAAGGTGAGCCAGCTAAACTGCCCGGCACTACTGCACCGCCGGGAATTACACTAGAAACTGCATTTGGAATTAAGCTATTAGGGTCGACGGGGCCGCCAGCAACGGGCGCGCCAGTGTCTACTACAATAGTATATATTAATCCTACAGTGGGCGGGCCAGTAACTGGATCAACTAATATTCTTGGAGAAACAGGTTCAACGTTAAAAGGATATGCGGGCGCCGGATCTCCTGCTATTACTTCTTCAGGAGTAAATATATCTGGTATGTTATCATCTAACGGTATACCAAGTATAGCCAGTCTATCTTGATTTCTTGAGGCTCGCATCATACCCACTATACTTTGACCTGCAGGAATACTTAAATTACTTATAGCTTCAAGCGTTTGTGCAGCCATATTAGGATCTGTTTCTTTTGCATATTTAGGAGCAACCGTATCTATAAAACTATATATAGTAATTGGATAAGGATGTATGCCAGGATCTCTGGGATAGGGCAACGGTGCTAAACCTAAGTTTCTAGCCGCTTGTTCTATTCCTAATTGAGTGCCCATTTGATTGTATAAATCATTTACTTCGCCTGATAGCCCGGGTTTGGCTGTAAGTATACTAGCAATTGCTGCATTAGCCAAATCAATTTGTGTTTGTACTGCAAGGTCTAATCCTATTGCGGGTCCTTGCGTAGCAGCATATAAATTAGTATATACTCCAGCTAAAGCAGAATTTTGTAAGTTGAGTATTAATGCTTGAAGATTTGACCATGGGTAAGGTAATCCTGACATACAACCAAAAAAGTCTGAATACGTATATGTATTATATGGACCACTGCCCAATGCTACTAATGCATATGCTGCTTGTACTTCTGCTACATCTGCCGGAACGTCTGTTCCGTTGATAGCATCTAATCCTTGTGTAGTTTCTAAATTAACCACCGCTTGTGCAAATTTTTCAATTGGTATTTTAATTATATTTTTAATTTGTTGCATAGATGAAGTAAATGCTCCGGCTGCTAATGCTATATCACCGGGTAATATATCTTTCAAGTATGAACCAAATCCTTCAGGTATAACTTGATTTCTAATATCTCTAGCCGGCTGGTCATCAATCTTTTCACCTAAGGTTAAACTATTTAAATATATAGAAGTTGTTTCTGACATTAATCGCCACCTCCACCACCATCGCCACCGCCGTCGCTACCGCCGTCACTGCCATTACTGCCGCGATCTGCGCCACTAAATCCTTCACCGCCCCATCCACCGGCAGCCTCACCCGGTGAATTCCATGAACCACCATCAGCAGAACCAATTGGGTTTCCGTCACGATCTGTAAGTTGAGAGAAACTGCCGTCTCCTCGGAAGTCGCCGCCTTGTCGTCCAGCTTCTTCGGCATACAGTCTGCTTTCTGCAGGAGATGGACCCGGTGGTTGTGGTGGGGGAACAGGGGCTAACTGTATAACAATAGCAGGAGCATTTAATGCTGAATTCACACTATCACCAACATATATAGGATAATATGTTTTACTGTTGGTGGGTTGTCTTGCACCGGTTGCATTATAAACCGGTACTGTTAATGATTGATAACTATTTGGAAACATTTTCTTTGGATTCAACAAATCTGCTAATGTTTCAAGACCTGAAGTATTACAATTCAATGCAACTAAAATTTCATATAAATCTATACCTGCAATTATTAAAAAAGAACCATAAATTCTCTGTTGTTGATCTTTGGTAACATTAATATTATCAGTTGCCTGATCTATCTCTTCGGTGGTTAATCCACTAGCAATTAATGCAACACGCAAAGAAGCAGTTAATCCATTGACAGTTTTGATATTTGCTAATAAATTAGAAGGTAATCCAAATGTGTATAATGTTTTTAAATCTAATGCTTTTCCTAAATTTAGTAAATCTTGACCAAACACTCTAGTTGCTAAATTAACTCCCGATACATCGGCAGTTATCAAGTCATTCATATTACTATACGTACCTTTTAAGAAATCATTTGATAACTGCATTGCAGTTAATGTTTGATTTGAATAATCAACAAAGGAAGTAGCATTCATAAATGAACCTACAAAATCATTGTACCTACCATTAGTAGACAGTGTTTGATTATAATTAAATTCATTATATGCCTGCCATGGAAACAATCTAAAGAATCCATAACTAGCAGTTTCACCAACATATCCTGCGCCAGACCAACTAGGGCTTCCTGCGTAAGTATAAGTTGACGGAGGACTATTACCTAACGCAGGTATAAGATTGTAACCAATTGCTATTAAATTAGTATATTGAGTTAAACTCAACTCTCCGGCAAGATATCTTACATATCCCTGACGTATTGCATTTGTTAAATCGTTTAACGCGGTGCTTGATACCATAGTACCATATGTGTAATTACTTACACTAGAACTTGAACCCATGTAACCAGCGGTTGGTTGATTTATCCAAAACCCTTTGTTTTGAAGTAATCCAGCCAAAGAACTTACGCCCAATGGGCTTTGTTTACCTGTATTACTCATGGTACAAACACATTCTCACTTCCTTGAACAATACTATGTCCACATGTATTGCCAGAACCTACTCTCAATGCTGGACAACTTTCTACAATAACCGATGGACTTCCGTCTGTTGTAGTAGGACTATCATGCGGTGGGTGGGGTTTTCCCCAAGGTGCATGAGGGGTGATTGTACTGACATGTAAACCTGCAGGAATTCCATTAACGAAAACTGATACGGCTCCTCGTACTATTCCGCCACCTGCTTGATTTACATCACCCTTCCTACTCATCTTTGCCATTAATTATCCTAATACAATCTTTTTTTCTGGTACTTTAATTCCAGTTGTTGCTTCTAAATACTTCATTCTAATACTATCATCTGTCTCAGCATAAATGCTAACACTAGTAGTATTTAGTGTATATTTACCCTTAGGATTTGCAGTAAACATACTAGGTATCATTTGCATACCCTGCTGACTAGGTGCAATACTCACAGGTTCCTCAATAATGATGTTATCTCTAGTGATTTCAACTACTTTAGTAATCAATTCTTCACCGCTATTCAATTTAAATGTATATACTTTTCCGATTTCCATTAGATACTTTCTGTTAATTTTTTTCTGAGTTCTGTGAACCCGCCCACAAGTTCTCCATCTAGGAAGATTTGTGGAACTGATCTGGCAGTTGGTACTGCTTCTAATAATTCTTCTTTGGTGTAACCATCACCAATTTTCTTTTCTTCAAACTGTATCCCTTTACTGGTTAACAATGCTTTTGCTTGGTCGCAATAAGGGCAGTCGTACTTACTCCATACTATGGCTTTCATCTTATTCCTTTTATAAACTTGGTAGTTGGTCGTAATCAAGTTGTTCACTCATTACACCCAATACATAATTAGTTGATTCATTCTCTTGTAGTGCTGTCTGCTTCTTGCTTGTGTCACTATGCTTATTGAACCATGGTATAGGAGTACTCTTTGGACTGTTACCCTGATACTTAATACCTATCTCTTTCAATGCACCCACTGCTGTGTAATCAACAAAGTCTTTCAACACATTAGCATTCAACCCAATGACTGGGCCTTTGTTAAACAAGTAATCTGCCCAGGCTTTTTCTTCAGCAATCACTTCTGCATACAATTGATAAACTTCACCTTCGCATTCTCGTTTTGCTTTAGCAAATCTTTCATCTTCTTTAACAACTTGATTGATTATATATGCTGTCCAACCTTTATGTAGTAATTCATCTTGTAAAATTAGACTAATAATGTTACCGTTACCAATAAAGATTTTGTTCTCAACCATGGCTAAACTTGTAGCAAAACTTACCATGAATCTAAATGCTTCTAATGCATAGCTAGCATTCAATGCTAACCATATCGCTTTAATATGACTTTCTTCATTTACTGTTTTTGGATTAATTTCTTTGAAACAGTTTAGTTCATGTAGTTTATCATAATACTTTCCTACACTACTAGCCATATCTACAATTTCTTGTGTATCGTGTATGGTGTTGAACACATCTTTTGGTACATTATAGATATTACGAATGATGTGGCTATAGCTTTTACTATGTATATTGGATTCATAAAATGACCAATTGTACATTATAGCTTCTAGTTCAGGAATAGAACACACTGGTACAAAAATCTGCGCCGGGCCTCTACCTTGTAAACTATCTAACGCTGTTTGTCTTAGCAAATTACTAGTAAAAATATGTTTAACTGCTTCACTGGCATTTTTGAAATCGTGTGAATCCTTAGTGAGTGAAATTTCTTCGGGTTGCCAAAAGAAACCCCGTGCCGTAGATTCAAAATTAGCTAGTTTCTGGTATTTTACCTCCTCAAATCTCTGGATTGTTACTGGTCCGGCTGGATCAAGAAACATCTTACGATTTAAATAATCAGTTTTAGTGTTTAAGTTATATTGTTCTTTACTCATGCTATTACTTTCTGTTTACAGTTATTAAAATGCCATCTATTCATTGGTCCTGCTTTACCTTCTTTGTTGCAATGCGGACATTTTATTATTTCTTTAAATTTACTATTAATGATTGACCATTTACCTATTTTTACTTTTGTTTTATTAGAGTGTTTTGATGGGCCATTGCCACCATTTGCTAATTGTGATTTACTAATGTTTAATCTATGTTGCTCACTCTTTGGTTTTCTCATTCGTTGCTTAGTTTCTTCGCTTTTGGGTTTCCCTATTGCTAATTTTGATGCCCTTCTTCTAATCCATCCAAATAATTTATTAGTAGTTCTATTGTTAGTAGTATGTACTGTCATTAATTGTGTAGCAGTTACTAATTTTAACACATTAGGATGTATCTTTACTAGTAATTGATGTGCTACATAATGTTCTTCAGGTGTTAAACGAACTAGATTATTAGATTCATCTGTTCCACCAAGACATCGAGGTACTATATGATGTTTTTCTGTATAACCTTTGATTAGTCTATATCTAGCCCTCTCAATTAAATTATCATAAATTTTTTGATAGTTCATTATAATTTGCAACTTTCGCATTCAGCTTCATCATCAAAATCTATATGTTCTAACATCGGCGGTGCGATTTCATCATCAGCTTTGCTACCCTGTTTATTCACGAGGCTATAATAAAAGGTCTTGATACCAAAGTAATGTGCCTGCATCAAGTTCTTTGCTATCAATGTAGTTGGAACTTTTCTGTCAGGAAAATGTTTGGGGTTATAAAAAGTATTTACAGATATAGCCTGATCTACATAAGCCGCTAATACTGCTGCTGTCTTTAGATATCCATCACAGTCTTTCTGTTCCCACATCAATTGATACTTGTTCTTTAGTTTGTGATATTCAGGAACAACTTGAGTAAAGCTGCCTGCTTTGCTTTCTTTAACACTAATTAAACTCATTGGCATTTCAATACCGTTTGTGCTATTGATAACTACGCTACTTGATTCTACAGGAGCAATAGCCATTTGTGTAGCATTACGGACACCATGTGCTAGCATTTGTACTCGTAGTGTTTCCCAATCTAATTCTGGAGTAAAGTCTGCTAGTTCATTGACACCTTTGGCACGTAGTTCCCACGGGAATATGCCTTTACCATACCGCGTATGTTCGCTATGCAAGCAAGGACCACGTTCTTTGGCTAACTCTACAGTTGCTTCAGTTAAGTAGAAGGATAAGTGTTCTATCCACGTTTTAACTTCAGCCAGTGCGTCTTTTTC